TCAGTCATTGTTTGGTTTCCTTGCTAGTCGGTCGCTGATTTTCTCTAGGTCTTTAGGCCGCCAGACGTGTACTTCTTCGCCTGAGTCCTCGAGCGCGTTGATCCAGTCCCATTGCAAATTACTGACGACACCTTTGGGACCTTTTAATTCGACAAAGATGGTGCCTCGGAACGGGTGGGTCATTACTAGGTCAGGGAAGCCTTGGTTGCCTGTGTTCGGTGTGATCCATTTGCCTGGTCGCACTAAAGCTGGGTGTGTGTGCATGACTCGCCAACCATGCAATTTAGCCAATGTTATAACGGTCTTTTGGAAGTCGGCTTCTAATATTGCGCTCACTTGTGGCCCTCGCTTAACCATTGTTGACAAGCAACACAATTAGGGTGCATTGAGGCGTATAGGTTTTCGCGTGAGTTGTGCCATTTGTGTGCGTCGTGTTCGCTTGGTCGTTTGCACCGTTTGGCAGTGCTGCCACAATCGGGACATTTGGCAACTGCTGGAGGTAGATGCTCAACCACCGTTCATTAGCCGATCAATGAGTTCAGACGCTTCACGCTTAGTCGCAGGAACTGCACCTTCCCAGTTTTTAGCTCGAAGCATCCCCAACTGCTTAGCGGTCGGCGGTTCACCCGATGATCCGATAATTTGGGTGCGTGGTTGTGCAGCTGATGGCGCGTTAGTTGTTGTTTGTGGCTCTTGCCCTTGGCGGTACACCTTGACCATTTCCTCAAGGCTGGCACGTTTGTTTGAGCCTTGATACTGGTAGTTGGCAAGGGCCCGACCGATTGCGCTGGTCTCACAGTTCTCTAACGCACTGGTTTTGTTAACCATAGATGACCCACGAATTTCTTCAGCAAATCCTGTGGTAGTCGGTACTAAGTCAGCAATGTCAGCGTATAGTTCCGCGCGTACCACGATTCGAGTGCCGTCGTCCACAATGATCTCGGTGACGATGCGTCCGCGTGGGCAGTCTTTCCAAAACAATGGAAGACGTTCTTGCACTGATGCGTAATCGGCTGGATTAAAACTCATGCGTATTCCTCCGCATCCATAATTTCAAATAATTCAATACATCCTGCTCCATCTCGGGAAACCGATTCAGATACGCCACGAACTCTCAATTCGTCGTAAAGCATGGTTGCGCATTTCCACCAACGATCACCACGTTCCTTTTGCCAATCAGCTTCTAACAATGGTTCAAAGGATTCTTCAACTTCTCTCAACAATTTTTGGATGTCTAATAGTTTTTGCGCTGCTTCTGTTGTGAAATCTAATTGTTTGTCATTCATGTTTCCATGTCCTTTAAGTGTCGGGCCTGTGCAGGCGTTTGGTTTTTAAGATTGTTGACCACTCGAATCATTGAGACACAGCGGGCAGTTTCCTCAACTGTCATTCCTTGAAAACCGAACTCTTCGGCGCATTTGAGACAGATGCCTCGCAACTCTGTACGCATCCGCATATCAGCCGAATTAAAACCTGACGCGCAAATGTTGCAGTTCATCGGAAACCGCCCAGACGCATGGCCACGATCGCATCTTGAGTTGATCGGGTCAGGTTCGACAGATAAATGCCGTTTTCCTCGGCAACATAAGCCAACTCAAAGAGTGCCTTTCTAAGCATTGCCACGTCGTCTCTGAGGCGTTCAATCTCCCAAATAGATGCTTTCATCGCAATGTCGGCTTTGGAGATCATGGCGGTCAATTCCGCAAGTTCTTTGGTCATGGTCGGGGCTCCTTGATTTGTCGGTATTTGCCGTCACGGTACACCAGCGGTGTGGCAACGATTTGATCGGATTGTAGTTGGCGTCGTTCTTTCCATGTCAGACCCCCCCAAATCCCGTAACACTCTAATTGTGTCGTGGAATATCTGAGGGACTCGGCGAGACAAGACGGACGCACAATGCAGGTCGCGCAAACCGCTTTCGCTTCACGGATTCGGGCTTTAGAGAATCGTTCACCCGGTTCAAAGATGAACAGGTTGAGGTCCATGCCTCGACAAGCTGCGTGATCCCACCAGCGGTCTAGCACAGTCGCCAAGGTTTCCATCCGCATCCGCCTGTCTCAGCGATGTCGGAATAAAGCAGGTAGGCGAATCTGAGGTTGAGGGTTGGGTCGGACATGGATTCTTCCATTGGCATATTGAAAAGTTGCTCAACATATTTTCGGTGTATCTGGTTGATTTGGGCGACACCGTGGTCGTGTCCGTTAAACGATGGGTGCGTGTAACTGACGTTGAGGCATCGGGTTTCTTTCCAAAGCAGACGACCTAGTTTTTCTAGTGTCTCGGTGTTGTTGGGCCAGCCGACCGTTATTGCAGTTTGGAACCATTCTTGGCATTTGGTGTCCGGGTCAAAGTCGGCAAGTCGAGTGAACGGGACGGTGCTAGTGGTGCTAGTCGTCGTTGTGGTCGTTGTTGCTGTGAGTTCCTCTGCGCGGTCTGCGAGTTGTTGGGGTGTCAACATCCCGAGGGTCACCGTGGAGGGCACAGACGGACTCTGAAGGGTCTCTGCGTCGCCCTGTACGCCTGTGATCGCCCATAAAGCACATAGGGCATAGGTTGTAATACTGATAATGGCTAGTCGTTTAAGGTTCATTTAGTAGTCCTCTGTTTGGTCTGCGACAGATTTTCTAGTTGAGAAAAAGCCGTCAAGCATGGGGTTGTTTTGCATGATCTCTCGGGCCAGATAGGCGCGGTAGTTGTTGTTGAATTTGAACTCACTGTTTGGGTCGTAAGTGGTTGAGTGCTGGAATCTCAAAACTTCTACGAGTGCGCCAATGCCGTAATGGTTGTGGCCGTTGTTGTACAACGCATAACACATTTTGGTGAGTCGTTCAATGACCCACGGGTTTGCTTCTTTGAAGGCTTCATATTTGAGTTTCTCGGCTGGAACTTCGAGAACGTCAAAAAGGGATTGTTGCATTGCTTTCCTCCTGCGGTCGGGGTCCACCTATTGGGGGACGCACTTGGTTGCCAGTCATTTGACCGACTCCCAAGCCGATTGTCAAGGACCTACGCAAATATTTGGGCAAACGCCTTTTCTACTAGGGTCGCAGAGTCCGCCATTTTGGGCGAAATCTCTAGGTGGGTCCAATCGCCCATCGGGGTGCCTGCGTTCTTTTGTGGGGTCCACGCTTTCCACGCGTCACGATCGCAACGGTAGCCACCGCCGTATTTGGTCAGGTTTGGGATCGGGCAACCAACCCCGTCATAACAATGAATTTCCTCTATGCCCAAAATGTCGCGGTGAACAAACAGAAATTCAACCATCGCTTTGCGTGCGTCCGCATTCTGTTTGGCGGTGCCTTTACCTTTAAGGTCTACTGCACGCCACGTTGCGTGGACGCTTAAATTGGCTGATCCGCGCATCGGTCGGTTGGCGTAGATACCAAGCGACTTCATCCCAAAGAGGTATTCCATAAATTCGACAAAGCGTTTCGTTCCGGGTCGTTCAGTCGGATGGTTCCCGTCTTTGTTACCTGTGTACGGTCTACTGGTCATCTTTTTCTCCCTTGTCTTTGAGCCCATTACTTGCTAATAGCCCCGTCAAAGCACCAGCCAAAACCAGTAAAACGCTTGATAACACTTCCCACGCTTTGGAGTCGTTAGGACTAACTTCCAATGGCTGGACAACAAACGCAAGCGAGTACAAGATCATGCCGATGGACAGGATAAAGGTAAGCGAGAGAGCAGCTCCGACCATCAGGACGAGTCGTGCTTTGATCTCTGAGTTGGTGTATTTCTTCATGGTGTGGTTGCTCCTGTTGAGGTGTCACATCTGGTCGCTGTGGGTTGTTGTTCGCAGTTGTTTCGAGTGCGGTCGCTACATCCAGTAACGACGAACATGAGGACAACGGCAAGAGCTGCAATCACGGCAAGAGTTTTCATGGCATCGGTGGGTTTGGTAAGTCGGCTTCGTTTGATGGTGTCCATGTCGCCATGAAGTCACGCAGTTCTTGGCGGTAAGTCGCCCATTCTGCCGAGTAGTCGGGCGTTAACGGGTTGTTTGGTATTTGTGTCCAGTCGGACTCGTTCAAATATGTTTTGATTGCCCATCGGCAGTTTGTAGTTTGCTCTTCGGCGGTGTCGCCTGCGATGTAAATAATCATGCTGGTCCTATGTCCTCCACTAGAAGATACGCGACAACTGCTGCACCTCGAGCAAGTGTTCCTGTGCCAGAGCTCTGTTGAGCGGTCGCAACAACATTGACTGTCCCTGCTGAGAATGTTCCAACCCATATCATCATTGCTTGACGGTCAATGCCTGTCCCTGCTGTGTTGTATGAAGTATTTAGAACTGTGCCAGCAAGGTTTGTCTGTCTAATGCGAAAAGAAAAATATCCAGTTCCGTTAACTAGGTCGGGTTCAAAGTAAGTGACTTTATAGTAACGGTTGGCGACAGCAGTGAACGACGAGCCTGTGATCTGTACTTCTTCTGCCGTAATGGAAGCGTCTGTTGCTGTGGCACTGTTGAACGCCATGACGCCACGCGGGAAACGGTTCTGCTGTGCCGCTGTCAGGACTGCGCCCGACGAAAAGTCTGTGTTTGGGTTAATAGCCATAATGTTTCTCCTTTACCCGAGACGGTCTATATCTAGTTTGTCTGTATCCAAAATAAAACTGTGATTATCAACCCAATCACCAAAGAATAGCGACACATCAG